CGCCGTCGACGCGGAGATCGCGCGACTCGACGGCCGGCACTACGCGCACGTCGCCCGCGGGACGGCGGTCCCGCTGCCCACGGCGACCTGGCAGATCCTCGCGTTTGATACCGAAGTAGCGGACGTCGGCAATCTGTGGAGCCCCGGACTCGCCGGGACGATCACGATTGCCCAGACCGGCTATTACCTGGTCGAAGCGCACGCCCAATTCGCCCCGCATGCGACCGGTCAGCGGATGCTGTCGGTCACGCGGAATGGGGCGTTTGTCAATCCCAATGGCATCCAGGACACGAATGGCGCCGGCTGGCCCGTTATGGTCGCGAGCGTCCTGATCCTGTCCCTCACGGCGGGGGATGTGCTCTACCTCCAGGCGTATCAGAACTCCGGCACCACGTTGAACGTGGGGGACAGCGAGACCCGCAACTGCCGGTTGGTGATCCGGCAACTGCTCTAACTAAAGGACGACTGCTCATGCCACTTGTACAAGCCGGCAAGACGTTTACCGCGGCCGATGTGAAAGCGACCGCCGGCAATCTGGCCGCATATCTGCGCGACTACCTCCAGAACGGGAACGATTTCCGGATCCAGCTCGAATCGTGGCCGGATGCCGATCTGATCACGCTCGGGCTGACGCAGGAGGAGATCAACGCGATCAAGGGGTTCTACGTCGGCGACCTGCCGGCGCTCTACAACCTGTTCGCCGGCTCGGTCTGGGTCAAGCAGCTGCTCGGGACCGGGCAGTGACCGGGAACAGGACGGGAATGGAAACCGGCAAAACGTGGCAAAACCCGGCACACTCTCACACGGCCCGACTCAACCCGACCGACCTCAGAATCGCGACTTTCGGCCCATTTCTATTGATTTATTGGTGTGGACGGCAGGAGGCTCGAACTCCCGACCTCCGCGTTGCGAAGGCACCGCTGCGGTGCATTTTGGCGGGGAAATCAGGCGACTTTCGTGTCGGAGCGGGAACAGGACGGAAATGGATTGACCAAATTCGACACGACATCTCGGCCAGCCTTGATGCCGTCAATGAGCGTGAGCAGATCCGGTGTCGGCTGGAACCATTCGCCCTTCAGGCGGCTGGTGTGAAAGCGCCGATGCAGCAACCCTTCAATGGAACGGTGACTGAGCCACGTTGCGAGCAACTCGAGCGGTTGTGGATGGCTCACCTGCAGGGCGCGTAGACGCGCGACGACGTCGACCGCGCGACCGATCTTGATCGCCGCGCCGTCGCTGACGAAATAGACGTAACACCAGCCGGCGGTATCCTGGCGCGGCTGCTTCAGCCGGCGCGGGGCAAAATGCTGCGTCTCGGCGAGCTGCGCCATCCGTTCTCGGTAGATGCGTTCCGCCAGCGGTCGATTCTCCGGCGTCGCGAGCACGGCGGTCCGTTCTCGGATCGCTTTCCGTTTGCCGTGACCCTCAAGGCACAAGTAAAAGTATTTTGAGTCTGGGCGTTGAAAGACAGCCATGTTGTTGTTCAGGATCGCACGGACAGGTGGCTGGCCGTGTTGATTGGAATCAACCATCAGGCACCGCTGATGCCAGATTTTGCTAAGGTTTTCCGCGATCGGTGGGGGGATCGGGAACGGGGCGGGAATGGGATCACCCGCGCTCGTCGCGGAAATCCTCAGGGTGCGCCAACTCCATTAAGCCGCCGGGCACCAACCAGCCACAGCCACAGCCGCACGGGGCAAACTGCAGATCGATCGCCGCCATCCAGGCCAGCCATAACAACATCCGCAACTGGTCGTGTGTGTAATGACCTGCGGGGAGCGCGCAGTTGGCATCGACCCAGCGATTGAAGGCCCCGACAACGGCCCCTTGCTGCTCATTGTTCATGCGCGTTTCCTCTTCGCCTTCTGTGCCGGCTGCCCGGCGAGCGCGGCGAGCATATCCTCGCGGCTGACCTCGCTGTAGATCTCCAGCAGGACGTTCGGCTTCTTCCAGTTCCCCTGCTGCTGCACGATCGGCAGCGGCTGCTTGTCCTTCACCAGCAGATCAGTCGCGCCGCTGCGCCGGGTGCCCCAATGGAACGTGACGCCGTGCTTCGTCCGGCCGTACGGGATGCGCGCCTGACGACAGAGATACTCCAGCCGTTGCCGCACCGAGCCCGTCCAGTCGCGCGGCTCGAGCGCCTTCCGAAACTTCGGGAACAGGTATGGCGTGTCGGTCGCGAGCGCGTCGACCGCTTTCAGCGCGCGATCGGTGAGGACCAGTTCGTACGGGTCGCCGCCCTTCGGATCGCGCACGTGGACGAGCCGCGGCTGCTCGGGGTCGCGATCGGCGTGCTGCAGGTCGAGCAGGTCGCCGAGCCGCGCCAACCCGTCGCGCCCGAGCACCAGGATCGCCGTGTCCTGCGGATCCGCGCAGACCGCCAGCAGCCGATCGAACTCGGCCGCGCTGACGTAGCGGCGCCGCGGCGGCACGATACGCAGCCGCGGCATGCCGACGAGCGGCGAGGCGCTGAGGTACTTCGGCACCGCATCGCGCAACATGCCCTTGAGGAGATCGACTTCGCGGTTGATGGTCACCGCCGCGGCCGGCGGCGTGTCCGTGCGCCGGACGGTGTGGTACGCCTTGACCCGGTCGCGGTCGATCGCCGTCAGCAAGTCGTCGCCAAAGAACGCGACCAGCTGCTTGAGGATCTCCAACTCGCGGCGGGCGCCGGCCCGATGCGCGATCGTGTCGGTCGCGTAGGGCTCGGCCTATTTGGCGAACCGGATCGCCGGCCGCGCGGTCGGCAGCTGGTAGAGCCGCGCCGCGAGCTCGTTCATGCGCTGATGATAGCGGTCGGTGGCAACGCGCCGGCTGTCCTTCCGCTGGGCGGTCGTCTCGCCGATTCTGATCTCGGTCTTTTCCTTCTGCTTGGTGGTTTCGAGGAACAGCCACCAGTACGGGGAATCGGGGCGGGTGAAAATGCCCATCAGCGGATCCAGATTCGCCCGAGCACGAGGAGGACCAGCACGATCAGCGTGCCGACCATCCAGCGCAGCACGGCCAGTTCTGCCTGCACCGCGCCTTTCAGTTCCGCCAGATCGGTCTTGGTCGCGAGCTCGCTCGCGTCGATCCGGGCCGCGTCTTCCGCCTCACTCTCGTTCGCGCCCATCTTCAGGAGCATCCGATAGAGCGCCATGTTGATCGGGGTCGCCATCATTGCTCCTGCTTATCGTCGTCTTCCTGCACGCGGTTTGTCCGTGGCTGGGACGTCGCGGCGACGCGTCGCGCGCGGGATCTGCGCGTGGGCCTCGGTCGTCGTCGCGTCCGCTTGCTGAATCGCGCGGGACAGTTCGGCGAGATAGGCCGCGAAGCCGTCGAGGGCGGTGACGGGAATCACGCGCGCCGGCTCTTTCTTGTTGACCCAGCGATTAAACCAACTCAGATGCACGCCCATGTGTTTCGCCAGCATGGTTTGACTGACGCCCAGCGCGATCAGCTGGGCGACCTGCTCGCGAATCAATTCGTTGGTATCCAAACTCGTGATCGGCCCCTGCCGCAATAATGGCAGGGCGAACCCGGGTTTGGGCTGTTGGTGGGCGGTCTGCAATTTGGCTCGCAACAATTCGTTGCCGCGAGGAAAGTATGCAACAAACATTGTTGGTCCGCAAGAGCTAGGGCGGCCTGGCCGGCGCCGATGGCCGGAAGGGACGCATTCTATGTCGCCGGTTTGCGTTGCGCAAAGATTTGTTGTAGTGTGCATAATTCTTTGCACAGAGGCAACGAATTATGCGCGCTTCCCCCCTCAACGTCGCCTTACGGGTCGCCATCGCCGCGACCGGGCGTAAACAAAAAGACATCGCCCGCCGTGCGGGCATTAACCAATGGCGGCTGAGCCGGATCGTGCAGGGCGATGTCACGCCGACGCCGGCGGAACAGGCCCGCCTGGCCCGCATTCTCGACAAGCCCGTGCAGGAACTCTTCAGCGCCGGGCGGGTCGCATGACCGCCCCGGCCGTCGCCAGTCCGTACCTCACCGCCAAGGAAGCGATCGCCTATCTCCGGCTCGGCTCGCGCTCGGCGCTGCAACGCCTGATCGTCGAGCATCGTCTGCCGTGCTGCCGGCGCGGGGGCAAGTATTTGTTTGACCGGCGGGAGCTCGATGCCTGGGTCCACGGCGAGAACTCCGCGCTCGACTGGACGCGCGCGCGCAAGGGGGCGTGAGGTGTTGACGGTCGGAAGTCTGTTTGCCGGCATCGGCGGCTTTGATCTCGCCGCCGACCGCGCCGGCCTGGTGGTTAAGTGCCAGGTGGAGATCGACCCGTGGTGTCGCGCGGTGCTCGCGCGCCACTGGCCCGACGTGCGGAGGTATAGCGATGTCCGAGACGTGCATGGACCGGCGGCGCATGTGGCCGACGCCCGACGCGAGAGATGCGCTGCCGGAAGGCGTGGACGCGGGAGTGCGGCGCTGGGAGAAGCACTCGACGTGGGGATTGACGACGGCCGCGCTGATGGACAACACGCCTCCTGCCCCGCCTGTCTCGGGCCAGTTGACGTTATTTGCGGAGGCTTTCCCTGCCAGCCGCACTCGTTGGCTGGCCGACGTGCCGGCGCCGCAGACGAGCGCGACCTCTGGCCACAGTTCGCTCGACTCATTCGCGAGTGTGAACCCCGATGGGTCGTGGCGGAAAACGTGCCAGGGCTAAACTCTCAAGTGACGCTGGACGGTTCTTTGGAAGCGTACTTGGAGACCTGGCCGCGTGCGGGTATGACGCGGAGTGGGACTGCCTACCGGCTGCCGCCTTCGGCGCCCCTCATCGACGCGACCGCGTCTGGATCGTGGCCTACCCCCTGCGCGGAGGACGCGAAGAACGTGCCCTACCAGAAGGGCGACAACGGCACGCGCTATCCGATGCTGCTCGGCGCGGTGGATCCGGCGCGGCTGTGGCCGACGCCGCGTGCGGAATACGACAGTGGGAAGCATCGAGGATCTTCGGACACGCTGCATTCGGCGATCAAATCCCAGTATCCCAGCAGTGGCGCACTGAACCCGACGTGGGTCGAGTGGCTCATGGGGTATCCGCTCGGGTGGACCGACTGCGGGGACTCGGCAACGCGATCGTCCCGCAGATCGCGGAATGGATCTTCCGGCGGATCCGCGCCGCGGAAGGACTGACGTAGATGCCGCGCACCCAGGCGATGGTCGTCGTGCAGACCTGGTTCCGGAAGGACGGGCGCTTCGAGCTGGAACTCGCCAGCGCCCAGGACGCGCAGACCAAGCTCCGCTTCCTGACCGGCAACCGCGGCATCTACGACGCCGCCGCCCAGATCGAAGGCACCGACATGCGGATCGAAGTGACCTGGCAGTGGGCCGACGACCGGACGCGGGTCGTGGAGGCGGTCTATCTGTCGACGGAGCCGGGGCGATGACGATTAAGCCGAAGATCGATCCTGAGTTTCGAGGCTTGATCCCGCCGTTATCTACCGACGAGCGGGCGCAGCTCGAGGCGAACCTGCAGCGCGACGGGTGCCGCGATGCGCTCGTCGTGTGGAAAGGCGTCCTGCTCGATGGGCACAATCGGCTCGCGATTTGCGAACAGCATCACATCCCGTACACGACGCGCGCGATCATCCTGGCGGATCGACTCGCGGCGCGGATCTGGATTCGGACGCTGCAGCTCGGTCGCCGCAATATCACAGACGACATGCGCGCGATCATCGTCGCGAAGCTTGTCGCCGATCTCGCCGCGCAATCGAAGCGTCTGCGTGCATCGTCAGCGGCCTCGGCGCGCCATGCCAAGTTGGGCAGCTCGGGGGTACATGTCGCCCCCGAGCAGAAAAAAAAGTCGCGCGTGCGCTCGACGACGGCGAAGCGCGCCGGGGTGAGCGAACACAAGGTGCGGCAGGCGCAGCGACTGCTCGCGCGTGCGCCCGCGCTCGCCGATCAAGTCGCGAGCGGCGAGATCAAACTTACCGACGCGGTGCGCAAGACACGCCCAGCCGCGCGCGCCGCGAAACTCGCCGCGGCTGTATGGCCCGACGGCAAGTTCGGCGTCATTCTTGCCGATCCCCCGTGGCGTCCCGAGATCCCTGGGGTGATGCCGCCGAATCGCCGGATCGAAAACCAGTACCCGACACTCGATCTCGACGGGCTCATCGCGCACCGCACGCACGTCGATGCACTCGCATTGCCCGATTGTGTGCTGCTGCTCTGGACGTTCCCCGCCAAGCTCGGCGAAGCCGTGCGGCTCGTCGAGGCCTGGGGGTTTACGGTCAAGTCGGGTGCCGTGTGGATCAAGCCGAGCGTGGGGATGGGGTATTGGTTTCGGCAGCGGCACGAACTGCTGCTGCTCGCGACGCGCGGCGCGCCGGATGCCCCGCTCGAAGCGGATCGGCCCGACAGTGTGATCGAGCACGCGCGGCAGCGACACTCGCAAAAGCCCGATGGCGTGTACACGCTCATCGAACGCATGTTTCCCGCAGTCCCGAAGGTCGAGATCTACGCACGCGGCCAGCGGCCCGGGTGGGCTTCCGCGACAAACGAAGCCGAATTGAGGCGTGCATGATTCGATCCCCGGAGTATTTCAACGCCGTGCCGCCGGCCCACTTTGACGGCGAATTTTTGTGGGATTTTCTCGCCCCGGCGTGGACCCCGACACGGTGTGAATTGATGGACCTCGATGCGGCGCTCGAGCGGTTCGGCGCCTTCCTGGTCTTCGAAACGAAGCATGACTATTGCCGTGGCGCCTTCCTGCAGATCCCCGAGGGCCAACGGATTGCGCTCAAGCAACTGGCGTTAATCCGCGACGGGAATGGTCGGAATCCGTTCACGATCATTTTTTGTGCGAAAACGCGCAATTCCATCAATGGGTTCGATATCTGGCACGGGCCGCATGTTTATTCAGTACCAGGTGACGCTGATCGGCTGCTGCAGTTTTGTGCGGGCTGGTTCCTACGTCCCTGGTGGTAACTGCAATGACCGAGGAGGACAAAACTCAATGACTTCGAACGCGCTCGAACCTCTCGGCAAAACGCTCCCCGAGCCCGTCGCCCGCCGCGGCATCAGCGAGGCGCAATGGCGCACGCTGAAGGGCAGCCTCTATCCCGGCGCCCTGAGCGAGTCGGTGCTCGCGGTCTGGGATTACTGCGTCGCGCGCCGGCTCGACCCGCTCAAGCGGCCGGTGCATATCGTGCCGATGGAAGTCAAGATCGCCGGCACCAATCGCACCGAGTGGCGCGACATCGTCATGCCGGGGATTTACGAGCTGCGCTCGACCGCGCACCGCACCGGCAAGTATCTCGGGCACTCGGACCCAGACTACGGCCCCGAGATCGACGTGCGCGGCGTGAAGGCGCCCGAGTGGTGTGCGATCACGTTCTACCGGCAGCATAACGACCAGACGATCCCCTTTCCCATCCGGACCTACTTCCGTGAAGTCGTCACCACGAACAAAGAAGGGAAGCCGAATGCGCGGTGGTCGCGCGCGCCGGTCCAAATGCTCACGAAATGCACCGAGGCGGCGGGATTACGCGAAGCCTTTCCCGACGAGATCGGCGGCGAGCACACCGTTGAAGAACTCGAAGGCAAGGTGATCGACGCCGTGCCGGTGACCGACGATCCCGTCCCCGAGCCCGATCTGAACAAACCCGCCGATTTCGAACCCTGGCTCGATGACCTGCGCGCGTGCGCGGACAACGGGCTCGCGGTCTTCGTGTCGGTCTGGCACGCGGCGATGCCGGAGCACCGCGGGTTCCTGATGGCGACGCAGCCCGACACTTACGAGCAGCTGAAGACCCGCGCGGCGGCGGTGACCGCGCAGGCGGCCGAGGAAGGCGACACGGAATGAGGATGTGGCGCGTCGAAATCTTCTGGGGTGACCTGGGCGGATTTCGTCCGTGTATCTGGATCGATCTGCCACGTTCACAAGTCGTGGTCTGGCTGGGCTGGCAACGCCCACACGTGATGTGGTTGCGATGACCTCCATCCGCTCCGCGTGTGACGTCGTCGCCGTCGACCAGCGGACGCCGGCGTGGTTCGCGGTGCGCTGCGGGCGGCTGACCGGCACGGCGGTGCGCGACATGCGCGCGACGATCAAGACCGGGGAAGCCGCGGCCCGGCGCGACCTGCGGATCCGCCTGGTTGTCGAGCGGCTGACGGGCGTCACGCAGGACCAGAACGGCTATCAGTCGCCCGACATGAAGTGGGGGGTCGAGCACGAAGCCGACGCGCGCCGCGCCTATGAAGCGCACACCGGGTATGTCGTGCAGCCGATCGGCTTTCTCGCGCATCGCGAGCTGCTCGCCGGCTGTTCGCCCGACGGGGTGATCGGGGCCTGCGCCGGCGCCGTCGAGATCAAGTGCCCCAAGAGCGCGACGCACCTGGTCGCCCTGCGCACGCGCGCGATCCCGCCGGAGTACCGGCCGCAGGTCGACCATCTGCTGTGGCTGACCGGCGCGCCCTGGGCGGATTTCGTCAGCTTCGATCCGCGGTTCCCCAAGGCGGGGCGCCTGGTGATCGTGCGGGCGACGCTGAGCGA